TGCCGCCACGTGAACCGCTTTTGAATGCCGCGGATGTTGGGGATGAGGTTGGTGCCGGTGCCAGCGATCTTGTCGATCAGGCCGTTGTCGATGGTGTTGCGATTGGCGTTCGAGGCGTTGCCGGCTTCTAGCAGGTAGTGGCCTGGATACCACTTGTAGACCGTCGCCATGTCAACGCTCCACGTAGATCCGGAAGTCCTGCACGACGCACCACTCGGACGCGCCAGATGCCGTCATGGCCGCGGCGAGCGTGAGCTTGAAACCGGCGGTGATGTTCGGGATCGTGTCGATGGCCGGGCGGACGTTCGAGATCTGGGCTGACATGCTTGAGAAGCCGCTGCCGGCGCCCTGCTTGCGCATCGTCGTGTTGCTGAGGATTCGCCACTCCGTGGACCAACCGGCTGTGGTCGTGGTCGTGTTCGTCGTGATGCCGAACGAACTGATCGGCGTGTCGGTCAGGTTGCCATTTGCACCCGCATACAGCGCCGTCTGGATGGCATCCGTAGTTGACGAGGTGGAGTTCGTGCCCTTGCCGATCGCCACGTAGATGCGCAGCAGATCGCCCACGCGCAACGCGTTGGCCGGCACCGTGCACACACAGCCAGCCATGGCACGCATGCTGGTGTTGCCAGGCGCCGCCGTGTCGCCGGCGTCCGCTGTCAGGCGGAACAGCCGCGACGTCGGGTTCGTGTTCGGAACGAAGAGGCCGCCGTACATCAGAAGGCCTCGCGGAAGCAGAAGCGCTGCGTGGCGCGACCGCCCATGATCTTGATGACGGCTCCGGTCAACAGGTCAGGCGGGCAGATCCAGAAGGCGTAGGGGTCAATCCGGAAGCACTTGTATGGCACCGGGTTGTTCGTGTAATCCCACCACAGCTCGTCGGCCTCGAAGTTCTGCAGTGCCCAGCCCTTGCGGTCTGCGCGCGCGGCGGCCAGCGTCTGCGCGACGTTTGCGGACTGGATCGTGTAGATGAGGCCTGCCGGCTCCGCAAGCGAGACGAGCGGAAACGCAATCTCCGCCGGCCCATCGCCGGCGCCGCGCAACTCGACGCCGCCGGGAATCGTCCCGAGAAAGAAGGGGATGTCTGCCATGATTCCTCAGGACTCAGGAGTACGACACGAACCGACCGTTGCTGTCGTAGTTCAGGGTGATCGTTGCGCCGCCGCCGGTGGCCGAGGTCCAGGTCTTCTTCCCGGCGACGGTCGTGTAGCCCAGCGTGAACGTCGTGCTGTTGATCGTTGCGGTGGCGACGTCGCCGTCGCTGTCGTATGTCAGCGATGCGCCGCCGGTCATCGCGGCGAGCAGCCGCAGCACGTCCGCGTTGATGGAGAGCGTGAATTTCTTTGTCGTGCCGGCAGCGAAGTTCACCGGGACGGCGCTGCCGCCAGCGCTGCTTGCGCCGGCATCCGGCGTGGTGCGCTGAAAGATGTCACTGCCCAGGTACGTGCCCTCGCCCGTCTCCCATTCGCCGGTCTCGATGCCGTTGGCGTCCACCGCCGCGATGCGGTACTGCACAACGGCACCAGCCGACACGACGGACTGCAGCGTGCGCCGGGCCGGGTATGACGTGGTCGTGGACAGCGTCGCGTTACCCGTGCCCGTGACCGTCACCGGCTGGGCGACGCTGTCGTGAAACTCCTTGGCCATGAGTCAGGTCCGGACGTTGACGGCCTCGCAGGCCAGGTCGATGTAGCCGCCGCGCCGATTCGGCAGGACGGACTGGATTTCGTATGTCGTTGCGCCCGACACGACGCGCATGCCGGCGTCGATTCCCGCGCGCCAGCGGATGCGCACTGATGCGCGCGTCGTCGACGTGTCGGCGCCGGCCTTGATGGCTTCGAGGCCGGAGAGGTGGCGCACGTCGGCCCAGACGCCGGCGGCGAACACCGTCCACGTCTGCACCGGCTGCCCGGCGGCGTCCTGGCCGGACTGGCGCTTGTGCAGCGCCACCTGCGTGTCGTACTGGCCCGCGCCCATCAGCCGAACACCCGGTACGGATCCAGGAGGCTGCACAGGAACGACAGAGGCTGCATGCCTGCCGCATCCACGGCCTCGCGGCGGTCGTACATGGCGCCGACGTGCAGCAAGATCCACTGCCGGATCGCCGCCGGCACATCGTCGGCGCTGTCGCCGTAGCCGGCCGTGTAGCGCACCCGCACGGCATTGATCTCGTCGCTCGTGTCCGGCCACGCTTTGCCGCGCGCCGGCACGAGCCAGGCCGGTCCGGCGTCGCTCGATGCGTCAAGCACGTAGTCCGCCGGATCCAGGGTGCGCAGCACGCCGTCGGCGTCCAGGAACTGCAGCGATTCGACCCCCTGCACGCGCGGCCAGTCCAGGCGCAGGGCATCAGAGAAGCCGTCGGTGCGCAGTTCCCAGAGCGTCGACACCAGCGTGCGCTGCAGCTCGCCTTCGGCCATCTGACGCGCCGCCGTGATGAGTGCGCCGATCAGCGCATCCTCGTCCGTCGCGCTGGCATCGACGCGCAGGTGCAGCTTTGCCTCTGCGAGGGACACCGGTTCAGTGCTCGCGTCCGTAATCTTGATCGTCGGCACAGCTACCTCGAAGGTCTCTTTGTTCCGCCGCTGCGCGGGCGCGTTGCTCCCGGCCTGGCCGGGCTGTAGCCGTCGCCGCTGGGCGCGGGCGTGTAGACGATGGCCGGAACGACATAGGCGGACGTGTTGAGCACCAGCCGGCGGCCGGTGGCTACAAACACCTCCAGGTTCGCGGCGGCGCTCTTCGATGCGGCGACCGCAGCCGAGAGTGGCGACGAGGCGGCGCCGAGCAGCTGCACCGCCGCGCTCACCGGTACCGGCACGCTGCCGACGACGGTCTCAACGATCTGCGCGCTGACGGCGACGCCCGGCGCCTCGATGCTGACCAGCACGCCGGCGGTCAGCGCCGTACCCATCTCGTGCGGGGCCTGCACAGCCACGCTCGCGCCGATGGGCGCAGCGTGCTGCTCCAGCACCACCAGCGACAGGCCGGCAGACACGTCGCCGCGAAGCGCCACGACAGCGCCCAGTGCCGCCACAGCTGTCTGCTCAGCGCTCACGGCAACGTCCAGCGCCGTCGCCAGTTCGACGGTCGCCGAAACCGCGGCGGACAGCTCGGCTTGCACCGTCAGCGGCGTGATGACGCAAACGCCTAGGGTTGCCACTGCGACGGGCCGGTCGAGCACCGCGACCGAGACATCGGCGGGCAGCTCCGTCGACGCCTCGATGGCCACCGACAGAGCCGTCGCAAGCTCAGGGTTGGAGTAGACCTGCAGCGAGAGCCCGGCCGTCAGAGTGGCGCTGAAGCGAACGGCCGCGCTGAGCTGGATCTCGGCTTCCGCGTTGGACACCCGGTTAAAAACCGGCATGCCGACCTGCTCATGCGCGTACGTCGCGGACCAGCCGATGTCAGCCGACCAGGCCAGCGGCGTGCCGTCGTCGTAGAACGGGACGCCCGGTGTCTGCGGCGGCACGGCAGCAATGCCACCGAGCTCGAGCACGGCAAGGCCGCGGAAGCCGCCGTCCTGGCGGATGTAGATGCTCAGCCCCAGCCCAGCCGAGCGCGCCTCCAGCACGGCCGACGACAGCGGCACTTCGGTCGAGCGCGGCTCGTACACGCTGACCGACAGCGCTGCGTCCAGCGTGGCGCTGCGCTGGTTGAACGCCGGCTGCACGCCAAGGGGCTGGTATGCGTAGACCGCCGACCAGCCGATGTCGGCAGCCCACGCTTGGGGCAGGCCTTCGTCGTACGCCGGCACCTGGGGCGTCTGCGGAGGTGCCGCCGAGATGCCGCCCGCTTCCAGGAGTGCCAGGCCGCGGAAACCGCTGGCCGTCGTGACGATCTGCGCGCTCAGTTCGGTGCTGGCCGTGCGCGCAGCCTGCACCGGCGCCGACAGCAGCGCCGACACAGAGCCGGCCTGCTGGACCACGACGGACAGCGCCGCATTGGCCTTGGAAACCGGGACTGAGACGGCGCCGACACCGCCGAGCTCAAGCAGCGCGGCACTGCGGAAACCGCCCTGCCGGATGTAGATGCTCAGCGGCGCACTGATGGTCACGCCCGTGCGCGGCCCGCTGATACCGCCCAACTCCAACAGCGCAACACTGCGCCAGCCGCCGTCCAGGCGCACCAGCGCGCTCAGGCCGGCGCTGGCCGTGGGCTTTGTGCTGACGGCTACCGAGAGCCCAGCGGAGGTGGTGCGCCCAGGGCCGAGCGCACTGACGCCACCCAGTTCCGGCAGCGCCAGCGAGCGAAAACCGCCCGCCACGATTTACCTCAGGCTGCGCCGACGATGGGAACGGCTGCGGCGTCGGTGGTCAGCGTCTGCGTGAACTGCGTGGTGGAGCCGTCCTGCTTCTTCACCGTCAGCGTTGCGCCGGAGATGCTGAAGTCCGCGCGCAAGCCCGTGGTTTCCAGCCACTCGGTGCCACCCACCAGGCTCTCGTACACGTTCGACGGCACAACCATGAAGTCCTGCCACACCGGGCAAGCACCGGTCTCGTTCACGGCTACGCGCAGCCGCCCCAGCGTACCGGTGTCGGTGGCATTGAGCGGCACCGAGTAGTAGCCGTTTTCCATGTGCGTGGCCGTCGTCGTGTCCGATTTCTGAGCGAACGCCGCAGCGTTCTTGCTCACGCGGACCTTGGCTTGCGTGAGAGAAAGCGCCGTCTCGGCGGTGACGCCATCGGTGCTGTCAGTGAACGGGCCGAGCACCAGGGTGACGGCAGTGCTTTGCTTGAGAAGAATGGTCATTGCGCGAACCTCTGGCGGTATTGATGCATGGACCGGGGCACCTGGGACTGGCTGCTACCGGACCCAAGGACTTCGATAGCAGCCAGCGTCCAGGTCTGTGAAGCCGGCGCCGTCATGCCCAGCGCGTACGTGCCGGTGGCGCCGGCATCGGCGTGGTAGCCGTGGTACACGCAGTACTCGTTGGCCAGCGTGTCGTTGTTCTGCGCAACGGCAGCAGTGCGTTGCGTGAACGTCCCGGCGTTGCTGCGGTACGTCTGCGACGTCAGCGCCGTTGCCGCGCGGTCCCCGATGAACATCACTGCCGCCGAGTTGGCGCCGGTTGTCGTCATATTCACAGACGGGGCCGTACCGGTACCGGAGCCGGACACCACGGCACCGACGCCGCCTGCGCTGCGGAACTGGTACGCGACGGCGCCGAAAACGATGCCATCGTCTCCTTCAGTGCCAGCGCCGCGCGAGACCGAGATCGTCACGGACGCCGCCGTGGACGCGGTGGCGGTCCAGATGTAGAGCTCGGCGTGCGACGAGTCGACAGCAACGTCCGCGCGCTGCGTGTACGTGTTCGTCGCGCTGTCGCTGACGACCAGGCCATCGATGTGGCTCTTGAGCGTGCCTACCACGACGAGCAGGTCGCCGACCTGCGTCGTGACGGCCATCGTCAACGCGCTGCCGAAGGCCTGGGCCCAAGTGCTCGTGTTTACCGAGGTGACAAAGGTTGGTGCTGCCATGGGTCAAACTCGCTGGTAAGCGCCGCGGGTCCAGTTGCCGGTCACGCGCGGGACGCCATCCATGTCGATGTCGTACGGCGCCGCCAGGTCGATGCCGGCCGCAAAGCTGGCGGTGCTGGCGATGTGGTAATCGGCGCCGGCGTAGTTCTGGAAGATGGACGTCGGCACGCTGAAGATGGCGTTCGTGCCGGAGCCGCTGTAGCTCGTGTTCGAGAACGCGTTGTGCGACACCACGGACCCGCTGCCGGCAGTGATGGAGCCGCCGCTTCCGATCCAGAGGTTGTTGCGCACGGTGTTGCCGCTGCCATCAGGAAACTGGATGCCGGCGTTGCCCTCCAGGCCGCGAATGAACGTGTTGTTGACGATCACGCAGCCAGTGCCGTTGCCGCCATTTGTCGGGTTGCCAAGGAAGCCTATGGCAGCGTCGCCGACATAGAACGTGTCGAAAACGTTGCCGTAGACGAAGATCGCGGGTTTGCGCGACTGCGACCGGTTCACCGCCACGGCGATGAGCGCGGTGCCGCCGAGCCCCGACTGATAGCTGTTGCGCCAGACGTTGTGCCGGATGACGGTGTCGAACACCGAGAAATACACGTTGACGATTTCGCCGTGGTGCGTGCCGTTGCTCCACGCGTTCTCGCAGGCGTTGTATTCGATCACGCAGCCATCGGTCTGACGGATGAAGAAAACGTTGGAGCTGCGGTTGATGTAGTTGCGGCTGAAGACGATCCCCGTACCCTGGATGTCGTTGGAGTCGGTGTCGAACGTGTACGGCCGGTAGTTGCTGTCGGTCTGCGGGCCGATGCCGTAGCAGTAGCAGCGCGTGACGGTGACGTTGTTGACCGCGGTGCCGCCGAAGCGGATGTTCTGGCCGCGGGCGTTGCCGCCGGGGCCGGTGGTCGTGCCGTTGCCGCCTGACGTCGAGTGGTCGATGCGGATGCCGTAGCTGTCGCCGTCGAACCAGTTGGCCTCGTTGCGCGTGTTGCCGTCGATGATCCAGTTGCTGGTGTTGATCGTGATCGGCTCGAGCTGGCTCGTGAAGTAGGCTTGGCCGGTACCGAAAGCGCTGCTCCAGCCGGTGTCGGTGCCGTGATCCGAGGCCGTGGCTTTCTTGATCGTGATGTAGAGGCTGCCCTGGGTGGCGGTGCCGAGGGTGCGCGTGGCGTTGTACGTGCCGCTCTTGAGGTAGTACGTGAGGCCGCGCGTGAACGCGACCGAGCTCCACGAGGCAACGTTGGCCCAGTCCAGGCCTGAACCGCTGCCCGTGGCGGTGGGGCCGACGTAGCGGAAATCTGTGGAGCCCTGCGCCGGCAGGTCTACTTGTGTGGACAGGCCAGCAGACAGCAGGCGCTGGTACTGCAGGGCCAGGGACAGCGGGCCCGATGCAATGGCAGATGCCGGCTGCGCATACGACTCCGACGGGCGTCGGCGCTGCGGGCGTCCCATTCCGGCGCGCACTGCGTAGGGCCTACCGTATGCCATGGCTCAGCCGTCGATCTCTTCGATCGCCAGGTTGATCGTCACGTTGCCGGTGCCGCTGGCACTGCGGATGCTGAGCTGGCCACCGACCGGCACCGGGATTTCCCAGCCCGGGGGCGCGACGTACTTGTCAATGCCGCCGTTGGCGTTCGGGCCGAAGCGCCACATGATCGCGCCGTCGAGCGTCGGTTGCGCGCTCCACGTCGTGTAGACGCTGAAGCTGGCCGCCGCGCTGGACGGGTTGAGCTTGCTGGGCGTGATGGCGCCGCCCGGGGTCGTGCCGCCGGAGCTGCGCTGCGCGAGGATCTCGTTGACGGCGCTGGCCGTGTCCATGCCCTTGATGTCGATCACGGTGATGCGCAGCGGCTTGGTGGCACTGGCAACGATGGTTAGCAGATCAGCAGTCGTGCTGAGCGTGGTGCGGGCACGCGAAACGGAAAAGAGAGGCATGGCAGGTTCTCCGGGCGAATCAGGGGCGGATGTCTTGGCGCGACACAACGACCGAGCCGCTCGCGCTGTCGACGTACACGCGCACGCCAGCCAGCTCGACCACAACCCACTCGACGTGCGAACCGGCCCGAGGGCCGATAGCCATCACGCCGCGGCGGCGGAAGATCACGCCCTCTTCGTCATGCAGAGCGACACGCACGGAGCCGTTGGTGGCCGCGCGCATGCCGCTTTGGGTGTCGGTCGCGATTTCGAAGGGGGCGGGGTCGGTCATGAGGGCGGGAAAGAGAAAGCCGCCTCATGGGCGGCGTGTTGATCGGCTGACAGGCGTTGGTTGACCGTCAAACTTCATCCCACGAGAAATAGACGGAGTCCCCTTGCGCCAGGCCGCCCGAAGCGGTGGACTGCACTTCACACATCATCACCAGGTGGTCACCCTTCTCGCCGGTGCTGGTGTAGGGGCCGGCACCCAGGCTAAGTGCCGAGCCAGACGTGTAGCCAAAGAAGTTGTTGTAGCCGGTGGTGGCGGTGGCCTCGGCCGGCGTGGCGTAGGTGGTCACAGCCTTGGCCCACAGCAGCACGCCAGTGCCCAGGCTGTTCGTGCCGTCGCTGTAGGCCTTGATGTTCGTGATCTGGCTGTAGGTGCCGCCGGTCACCTCCAGGCGAAGCCACTTCTCGAAGCTGAAGTCGCTGCCGCTGGTCGGCTTGACCAGGGGGTTGTTCAGGTCGACGGTGGCGTTGTCGGCGTTTTTGAAGCGGACGCCGCCGGCGGCATCGGTCGCGGTTGCGCCGGCGCCATTCTTTTGCACGATGCGAACGGTTGCAGCCATGACGGCCTCCGGAAATGAAAAGGCCGCCCGAAGGCGGCCTGGTGTGATTGGCTACAGCGGATCAGAGCTTGACCTGCACCACCGCCGAGGCGTCGTAGTCCGAGCCAGGCCCGTACTTCGTGTTCGCCCCCACTGCGGCCAGGCACACAGTGCCGCCGACGGTGCTGCCGGTCACGCAGTGCATGCGGATGTGCTTCTTGCCAGACGCGATCAGCTCGTCCTGACGCACGGCGATGACGATGACCTTGTTGTCGTTGTTCGTCGCGTGCGCAGCCAGCTGCGTGGCCGCCTTGAGGTCGGCGGCGTTGCTGGTGCCGTCGCTGTCGCAGGTCTGCACCTTGCAGTCGATGGTCTCGGCCGCCATGTCGCCCAGGTGGAAGCAGCACAGCACCTGACCGGCATCGATCATCGAGATCGCGCCGCTGATGAGCGGCGTGCTGGTGGCCGTGCCGACTTTCGAGCCAAGCACCGGCAGGGCCTCGCCGACGGATTCCTTGATGGAAACGCTCATGATTCAACTCCTTGAGGCGGACCCGATTACGCGCGGTCGTCGAGGGTGACGAAGTGGGACAGCGTGTTGCTGCCGGCCTTGCGCGCGATCGGCGCAGACAGCCATGGCTGACCGCCGGTGCGCAGGGTCCAGCGGAAGGCGGTGACGCCCTGATCGAAGAACAGGTGCATCGACACGTCGGCCTTCACGCCGCCGCTCTTGAAGGGCGCGAAGTAGCCACCGAGGTAGGCCAGGATGATGTCGCCCTTGGTGCCCAGCGCGGAGCAGGCCTCGGAGGCAATCACCGGGCGGCCGAGCAGCGTGGCCAGAGGCTGACCGGCCAGGCCGTTGGGCGGCACGAAGAGGGGCATGCCGCCGGTGGCCGTGCCGCTGGCGGTCTGCACCGTGAAGCCGAGCTTCATGAGCTGCGTGCTCTCGACGTCCTGATTCACCAGCCACACCGAGCGGCTGCGAACCGCAGCGGGCATGCGACCCCACATCTTGGCGATGTTGTCGGCGTGCACGGTGGCGGCGACCTGGGAGGTCTCCTTGGCGACCGACACCAGGCAGCCGGAGTTCAGGATGCCGAGCATCTGGCCGACGCCGGTGCCGTTGACGATGTAGTCGTTCAGCTTGAACTGGATCGCCTCGCCGGCCTTGGTCGTCAGGTACGACGACATCATCGGCACGTC